AAACTTTTATTTTATTGACAAAGTACCATTTTTAGCACTTACTTATCTTTAAAAAATGTCACAATCTCATCTTTAGCATTATCTAACTCGTACAAGAACGGATTAGCACACCAGAGTCTATAATCATGAACCACAGAAAATTCCGTAGATACTCTAACTCTGCCAAGAATCCCTTTTAGACAAAGATTGTGAAGTATTCTCTTGAAAGTGCGATAGTTGTCATCTAACAATTCACACAACTTTACACCATCAAGATATTTACCATTATATTGCAGAGTGCCTTTGTCAGATACGAAAGGGATAATAGCTATAGCGACTGCAAACTCTTTCGTAGGCAATTCTTTGTATAACTTTGTTATATTTTCGTTTGTCATAGCATTATTCCTTTCATAAGTTATATTTTTGGCACAAATGTCCAAAGATGGATTTTATTGCCATTTTGACAGTTGAGTTATGCTATTGGGTAACTGAAACTTGCGTAAACTCTCTTGTCAATGGTTATATCTCCATATATTAAACCACTGTTACCAAGTAATAATCTTTGAGTTCCATCATAGAAAATATCTATTTGAACCTTTGGTTTTGGCAAAACAGTTTCAAAAAAACTACTAACTCCATCCCAAATAGATTTTGTTGCGAATGCTTGAAATTCCATGGTTACATAACATATTCCGTTAATAACTTGATACCTGTTCACCTTACCTGAAGTATCTATATAATTTGTGCCAACAATATCTATTACACCAGTATTACTACTTGTCTTTAACTCTTCTTTGGTAGCATATTCAGCAACAGCCAATGTAGTAGCAGTATCAGGAATAGCATCGACCTTTGTATAAGTAACTGCTTTTGACTTAAATGCTAAATTTTGTAATGACACGCTTGAATAAGATGGCATTCTAAGATATACGGTTTTATTATCCTTATCAACAAAAAATCTTAAATTGTAAGTTGAACCAGCAAAATTATTACTTATTTTGGCAACACTTACTGTTTCTCTTGTATTAGTTGCGTAACCCACAGCAGAGAATATATAAGTCGAAGGTGCAAAATTTGACCTCTTATATTGAATTAAGATATTTTGATTAGCAGGGTCATTAAAATCGTCACCATATGTAATAGCATAATACTCTTCACCTGTTGTTGTAGTTGTTTGAATAGTAGTACTATCAATCTTCTCATCAATCTTAGCAGAAGAGTAGGTTGAAGTTGTGGAAGATGCGGTGTCGTTAATGATTTCTCCATCACTTGAATACTGATAAATACCAGAATTACCAACCCCTGCTACATCAGCGGTTCGAGCAAAGAACTTATATATTTTTCCTTGAACACCTTCTATCGGATAATAGATTGCCTCGGCATAAGACCAAGTATCATTAGGAAATTTTTCATTGGTTGCTGAAAAGTATAAGACACCACCATTGATTAAGACACTTTGAGTACCTGCACTATTAACAACAGTTGCTGAGGTAGCATTAGACCAAAGCATATTGCAATATCCACTTCTACCAAATTTCGCCACTAATGTGCCCAAGAAATCTAAAACATGAACAGTATCTCCTTTAGTAAAACCTAAACCAACCATAGAAACATTATTGTTGGCATTGAGTTTTTGAGTTAACTCATCACTCGTTTTCTTACTGCTCCAAACTGTGTCGGTGCTTGTAGTTGTATCATCAATATTCGTGATAATCTTTGCATAGTCTGACATCTTACAAACCAAAGTACCAATGTATGTGTCTGTTAACTCGAATGACTCTGCAAAGTCCATGTAACTTTCTGCTTCAAGAACAGGTTTTGTGATTTCACCAGTTGCAACTGAACCAGATGTCTTAAAATCTACATAAGCATAAGCCATATTAGTTGTTTCATCTGTTGTAATAAGTAAGTCAACGAAATCAAATCCTTTGCTTGAATTAGCAAATCCACTCAATACCTCATCTGGATTTCCAACACCTTCACGAAAACTAACCATAAAGTCAATGATACTCTTATTTTCAACAGATGTTGTTCCGTCACCAAAAATTCCTTGGAAACGATAAGGCTCACACATAAGTAAATTTTGTGATAAATCTGATGAGCCAATTAAACAGTATCTTGGTTCAGATACACCATTTCTTCTCATTGTGAATTTTACTTGGCTAAGGTTATCCTGTTTAGAAGAGATATCTGTTTCCTTACCAAACTCAACACCCCTTTTAAAGATTCTACCAGTGTCATATGTACGGTACTCGACTTCACTTGCTATTTGTTCGTCCGAGAGAGCAAAATACTCTTCCTCAGATAATTCGATATAAGAAGTACCACCGCTACCAGAACCTCCTAATTCACCATTATTATAAAGGCTCTGAAGATTTTCCTCAGAGCCATCAGTCTTTTTAATATTTATTTTTTCTGCATATGCCAATGGAAAGCCATCAGATGCAGTCGTCATTGTGTCATAAATTTTTACTGCCATTCTCTAATACCTCCTATGACAAATTCATTGTAAACGAGCCTAAACTCTTTTGACCCGTCTTATATACTGTATATGGTTTAGTACCACCACTAGAATTAACATGAGACAAAGAACCAACAGTTTCGAGCGTTGTTTCAAAACCACCGATTTTACAAGTAGGAGTACCAAATGCACTTGGAATTGCAATAAAACCATATTCATCTGTATTTACAAAAAATGAGAAATCGCCATTCTTTGTAGTAGCAAATTTACTATTAGTTAAACCATTTATCCAATCACTTGTAATTTCATCAGGAATAGTTGAACTTCCCCAATAAATCTTTGAGTCAAAACTAATCTTGATTGTTTTACTATGTGTCGCCTTACCGTCCCCTACTGTGAGAATAAAGGACTTGCTGTTAGACAAATCATGTTCATATGTCGCAGATACATCCGTAATAGTAGGACTCATATCTGTAAGACTGATAGTTGTAATATCATTTTTATTAAGCAACCAACTGAATGTAAGAGTGCCACTTGGGATTGTATACCCATATTCAAATTGTGTCTGATTTGGAGAAACTACAAAACTATCAATATTTACATTTACCCAATCCAAACGTGCTAAGATTTCGTTAATAGCAACATCTACATTTGTATATGTAGGGTAGTTTTCATTTTCATAGCTGATATTTGTAGCACTGTTTCCTAATGCACTTGTTTCAACAAAAGCGACATTACCATCAGCACCTACACCAAGCAACTTACCATTATTATCCACACCTTGATTGATATTCAATTTCTTTTCAACCTCTGCGAGAACCACTTTGGACTGTGGAGCATTAGAAGAAGTAGAAGAGAGTGTGTCATCAAAAGATGAGAGTACAACTTCGCCAGTTGCATTTGTCATTACATTCTTATTAGCAACTTCTGATACATCATCTGTGTATGCAAAAGTTTTATCTAACTTTGTATTTATCTTTTCGTTTAATACACGACCTTGATTTGCTGAAAGCGGAGCAGTCTCAGAATTTGAAAGCAAATCATTAACCACATTAGCAATAGCCACTTTCTCATCAAGACTTGTCTTAATCAGTGCATTTAATTCATGCAAAGACTGAACAGTTACGATCTTTTCTGTACTTGCAACATCAGGTGTGTAAGTAATTGATAGAATATCATAATTCTTATTTACATAATCATCAAAGTCTTGGTTGCTTGATGCAATAGTAAGTTCAGAAGTAGCACCATCTTCCTCAAATACAAATCTTGTCTGCATAAGCTGACTATCTACAAAATAATAGAACCAAGCATTTGCAATTGATTCAGAACTTGTAGCAGTTTTTGCTTCTCCGTCTTTGAGGTATGTAATTGTTGTTCCGGATACGCTCGGTTTTTCGTCTACAACTACAGCCGAAGTAGTGTTAAGTTTTGCTAACTCATTATCTGTATAAAGTTTTGCAGAAGTGAGTGCAGCTTGAGACTGTTTATACACTGACCCATTCTCTGTGCCATTTAATATAGCAATAGCATCAGCATTTGCTTGTGATTGTTCTGCAATTCTTGAACTTTCACTTTCGCAACCAGACTTTACTTCATTGATAGAGTCGATTACATTCTGTGCAGTAGTAGCAAGAGTGCCACTACCAATTTTTGTCTGTAATTCAGAGATAGCAGTAGCATTGTTGCCAATATTTTCAACAAGTGTGCTATCGTCATAGTTTTCTAATGTAGCAAGACGCTCAATTTCTGTGTTGAGAACTAAGCTCTTGTCTGTTTCTTTATCTACTTTATTTGCTAAAAGTAGGTCGTTTTCTGTTTTTGTTACATATCCTGAAAGGTCAGCAGAAGCACCACTTTCGATTTTACGCCATTTTCCTGTCTCTGTTTCGGCATTCGATATCATATAACGCCAGCGAGAACCGTCTGACTTTAAGTTTACTTCATAGACTTCAGGAAGGTATCTTGTATCAAATGCTAATAAGGCATCTAAATCTTCGTGCAACTGGCGTTCAACGTCAGGAGCAGATTTCTTGATACTCAAATTATCTAAAAGTGAAATCATTTATTCTACCTTACCTTTCTGTAATTTTTATTTACATAACAAAAGAGCCATCGTGTGACGACTCTTTATTTCTTGATAATATTTCGTTTTGTTCTTCAATTGGAAGTTTTAAGAAATCTATATAAAGCATCCATTTTAATTCTGTTCCATCTGATAATTTTCCAGAATATGAATATTTTCCTTTGCAACAATAAAGAATAGAAGTAGAACCACAAATTCCATAATAAGCTGCGCCTAATTTTGCATATTCAAATACTTTACCAGTTGTTGTACAAATAACTTTTTTCTTATGAGCATCTTTATTATTTTTTATTTCAAATAATTTTTCTTCAGGTAATTGTAAATATTCTTCTTCCCAAAGAAAATGATAGCCTCTACAATTTTGTGTTTTATGATTACAAACACTATAAATTTGAGTTGTTGTCATTTTATATTTTCTTGAAACTATACCAACCGTATCATAAACAACATCATCTTCTAAACAATATATTTTTCGTGCTTTAGGTAAAACTCTGTTATATTTTTCTAAAGTACCAATTGATTTATTTAACCATTCTTCAAATTGTTCTTTTGTATTATTTCCATTGCCATAAGATAAATGAAAATTTTTATGACAATTTTCACACAATGAAACTCCATTGGTTTCGTCAGTGCGCCCTTCAATAAACCAATCATAGCCATTTAGATGATGAACACATAATTTCCCACCATATTTCCCACAACATTTACAAGTATAATTATCTCTTGTTAGAACTTTATGTACAAAATCATAATATTCTGAATACATTCTTGTTTTATTTCTATCTTCTTCGGTCAGAGACTCCTTCCATAAATAAGAATTTTCACCAGAGAAAAATACTTTTGCATAACAATGTTTACAATAACATTGTGGAAATGTTTTTCTTGAGCAATATTCATTATATTTTAATGTATAAACTTCTCCACAATGGTCACATATAACTTTTACGCACGCTTGAGAACCTTTCTTCAAATCTAAAACATGAACTTTTATAGTTGCTTTATAATCAGGTTTCTCGTTGGCATTTAGTGGAATAATATAATTTAAATTTTTATAATACTCTACTGTGTTATATGTTACTTTTGTTTCTACTAACTGTGGCAATATTAATCCCATAATTCGCTATACATCCTTTCACTATAATTCTTCTCCAAACATAAAAAGAGCAGTTAAGCTTTCCTGCTCAACCACTCTTCAAATGCTTTGTTAAATTCATCTGTTCTCATAAACACCCAAAACTTTTTCATTGTCTTAGGGTGTAATCCATACAATATATCTTTGAAACCTAAGTCTCTAAAATAATTTCGTTGTATCTTGTCGTAACAAACGAAAATCTCCATATTCACTTTACTCCTTTATTTCCTTAACTGAACTTGATAGTTACGTCATCTGCACCCGTAGCTTGAATGAGTACATAACACAACTTCTCAATACCATCAACAGTAATCGTCTTTTTCTCGAATGAATTGTTATACGAAAAATTGTTGATAGGGTCAACGATAGTAGATAATTCTCCAAACGCCTTATCATAACAGTAAACCACCTTATGATAAGCACAAGTGATACCACTATATGTTAATGTCTTAGTATTCTGTAAAGTATTATGCTGTAATGTTTTAATAACGGACTCAGTAATTTCTACATCTGGCTCTATGTAACCGTAATAGCTACGTCCTACAAAGTTAATAGTCTTAGTAGCAGTATTACTCATACCTTCTTTATCTGTTGCAACCACTTTAATCACAACTGTTTCATCAATAGCAGTGTTGTGAATATAAGGATAACTGCCACCATTTGCACAATTAGTATTACTCTTAACCAAAGTATCATTAATATAATATTCAATCTTTGCAACATCATAAGTCTGCTTAGTAACTGTTGCATTAATAGTAAGAGAAGAGATACTTCCTGTTACTGCATCATAAAGTGTAGTAGAAGGAGATAAGTTGATAACTACCTTTGGAGCAATCTTCTCGGTCAACATATCTCTAATAATCTCTTCTAAAGGTGTTCCCTTTGGATAGGAAGATTTTAATGTTCCCATAACTACATTCGGAGTCAATGGTGCTTCTAACTCACTATCTGTCTTAGTCATAAGTTTGTCTAAAGCTCCACGAACATTATCAATAGTAGCATCTACATCATTCTCATATCCAAGAGTATCTACATTAATATCCATTGCCTTATCTAATGCTTCTTTTGCATTTGTGATAGTTGGGTCAACAGATGTTTCATATTCAATCTTTTCAGGTATAATATCAACTTTCTTTGCAAATGTGTTCTTTACTACATTGGAGTAATTTTGAAACTGCGTCTGCAAATAATCTTTTGATACATAAGAATCAGCCATATTTAATTACTCCTTTCTAAAACATATTTGTGAAATTGATATTCTCAGTTTCAATATTCTCTTTTGTCAACACTTCAACACCATTTACTTCTAAGGCAGAAGTAGTGTTATCATATGAAACATTATCTAATGTCTGCTTATACGCACTATTCATGCCATTATTAACAGTTACAGCCCACTGACCGTTATCTGTGTCAAATGTTAATTTTCCAGTATCATAATCATAATTTGTACCATTAATAGTAGAACCGACTGTATTAGAATATTTCTTTGACAAACAATAAGAAATTACGTTTAATCCCATAATCGCACCTCCTACAGTTCTTTCCAGAAGTTCGCTTCTTTACCAAGTTCCCAAACACTAGAGTCCTCTAAGCACAAACACTGATCGCCATATTTTGCCTTTGTATGTGCAACAAAGTCACCTTCTTGTTCAACGCCTTCTGCTGTATTAGTCGGCAATTTATTAATATCTGTTCTAAAATCACAATGGTACATTCTTAAATCTTTTCTATTGGCAGCTTCGCCACCAAATTCTTGAATCCAATATGCCATATCTTTTGTCCTCACTTTCTTTCGTATCTTTAGAAGTCCACTGACTTCTTTAAAGAAAGTCAGCTATATTATCTTTTATAAACAAAGCAGATTTGTATAAACGGCATCATACTTTTCTGCATCAAATGTCAACTTTTTACCGTCATTGATAAAGCAGAACTTTCCATCATCTTGCTGCGTGAGTTCTGTAAACCCTTCGTAGCGGAGCTTGTCTGCTGTCTCACGGTTTGTTGTGACAATAAAATTAAATTCATTTTTTCTATAATCCATATTTTTCTCCATTTAATCCTGTTATTAAGAAAGAGAAGGTTAAGAAGCCTTCTCTTGAGAGTTTGTTATTATTTTTGATTTGTCCGGTTGATTTGGATCGTCTGCGTAGAACCATTTGTAACCATATGCAGACTTATAATGCTCTTTATGTTTACAACATCCTGAGATAAAAGAGCACGAATCACTTCCACAACTTCTTGCTCCATCAAGCAATGTGTTAAAAGTTTCAATATATTGGTCATCTAAAGAATATTTATTAACCATCCTTGTAGTAAAACTTTTATCTGTATTTACTTTATATTTAAAAATATCATCACCATTATAACGAGTAATATATCCCTTTATTGAATATTTTTTACCTTTGCACATTGCTGAAATATTAGAAGTTGATGTGTTAACATACATAGCACAAGAAGCCACAGTATCAAAAGTTCCTACGAACTCAAGAGTATCACACTTATACAAATCAATTGCTTTAGCATTACTTCTTCCTTGATAATTATACATTGGCTTTGTTGACCACCAATATCCTTTAATTTGCATATGTGGATTATCTAAAGACATTCGTATAGAATTGCTATATACGTTTACAAATTCAGATGCTTGTTGTATACTATAAAATTTTTTGACCATTTTTGTATTAGTTATATCAAAAGCATATATTTCTATATAATATGAACTTATAATGCTATGTAAATCAAATGATTCTCCATGATTTCGCAATACATACATACAATCATAATTTCCAACACGTCCATCGCATATTTGTGCAACAACATCTACGGTAATTCCGTATTTTTGTTCTACCTCTGTTCTTGAGTCTAATGTTTCAATAAAACTTCCATCTATAAAATATATATCTACGGGCTTTTTATTTACAGTTCCGGTACGACCACCTTCATCAATATTGTAACCATAACAATGATTGGTAGAATCATATTTTATAATATATCTTTTTTCCAATTCATTTAATTGTTTCTCTAATTCTATTTGAGATGGATTTGAAATTTTTTCTAATTCTTCAATTTTAAAATTGTCTTTTCCGTATTTATTTATTGCTCTTGCAATAGCCATAGTTGTATATAGTCTTTTAGATTCAGTGATATGTCCAGACCATCTATTGTTGATTGTTCTTATTGTTTGACCAACATATTTTTTGTCATTTATTAAGTTTGTTATAAGATAAATATATCCTTCATATTCATTTGTTTTTTTATTAAAACTCATTAGTAATTCCCCCATTAAAAAAGAGAGTGGTAATTAACCACTCTCTGCTTTCAACAGAGCAACTATTTTTCTGTTAGCATCATATGTCAAACCATATGACGGTTATATTTAATTATCCTTTAGCCTTATCACGCTTTTCTTCGGATTCCTCACCACTTGTTGTCTGCGTATCATCTTTGGGTCTACCATTTTCACCAGTAGCGTCATCCATACCAGTTGAAGTAAACGAACTTGAAAGAGGATATTTCATAATATCATGTAATCCTAATACCTGTTCTTCAAAGAATGCCATCGCAAGCGTTTCTTTTTCTGAAATACCATTAAGGGTGTTGTATGCAATCTTATTATTAAATCCGTATTGACAAGATTCTAATAAATCTTTCTTAAAGTTGTCCTTGGTATACACACTTACAGGAAAAAATTCAACCCTACTTGGATTTCCAAGTTGAAGAGACAAGAAACGATTAACCCACGCCTGTGTCTGAGGCAGGAGAGAAGAGATTGCATATTCAGTATTTACAATCTGTGCATATCTAAATGCTTCTGCACCGGAAATAGTACTGCCATTTAAAATTTCAGCACCACCGGCTGTATTTAAAACAGTCTCTGTGGCTTTAGCAATTTTAGTAGCATCATTAGCCTTTTGTGTATCAGTAAATGATACGGTTTCCAATTTCCCTGGTACAATCGCTGCTGAGATATAGTCTGGTAAAGCTTCGTTAATCATACGATTAAAGTATTCAATCATAATTGACGGATCTACTTTCCATTCATCTGCTGAATCTGCACCAGACAATGTCTCCATTTGTAACCAAATCATTTTATATATTTCTTGTTCATTTGCAACTGCCTGAATAGATTCTAAATCACTCAAATTAATAAGTGCCTCAAAAATTGGAGTCATTGGCGGCAATACTGTTTCCCAATCTTCACTTCTAAATTTTAAACACAAACAATTACTGTCAGGGACAACAATCCACTTCTGTCCAGAACTCTGATATTCTTTATACATAGCATCTAAAGGATCTGGCATATATTCCAACAGCTCTTGGTGACTTCTAAAATAAGAACAATCAATAGCAAAACTATAATCACCAGTAGAATACTTGCCAGATATCTTCGCATAATCCGCTGGAACTTGCCAAATAAAAATACCGGTATCATCATAGATAACAACACCATAAAATACATCTTGGATAAAACAATTTAAATATGCATTACGCATTTCTTGTTGCAAGTTCATCTTTTCTAATATGTTTAAAGTGTCATTATATGATTTTAACATTTTTGTAGCATCTCCACCTTTAACCAAATCATATGGCGGAATTACTCGTCTAGCATACAAACAAAACATATCAGCATAAAAATTCATTAATCTAGCATATGTTTGAGATCTGTAATATAAATACCATGACAGATTTCTAAGATTTTTTTCATTCGATCCTAAATTAGAAATATAAGAGCGTAAAGTCTCTCTATTGAAAGTACTTATGCTTTTAGTAGCAGTCTTTGTAATATCTTTTAATGGCTTTGCTACACTTTCTGCCATAGCAAAGTTTTTTATTGTATCTTTATTTTTCTCATAAAATTCTCTAACTTCAGCCGCAGTAGGCTGTTTCTTTTCATTAGAAGGTGCAGTAGTAGTCACCTCTGTCTTTTTCATTCTTTGTGCCATTAATGCACCTCCTTATTTTAATCAAATAACCCACCAAGTTGCGCATTGTTAAGAGGCGTGGTGGGTTTTGTCTTAATTTAATAATCAAATGATGATAATCGTCTCGCAGGTCGAATTGTTAATTGTTGTACTAGGTTTTGGGTTTGTTTTTTAGGTTTAAGTTTTTTACTTAGTTCTTGAATAACATACCACCCATATAACGCACTAGAATATCTATCCTTACGCATTCCCGCACGTTCTTTAACTTTAATCATTCCATTTGATGTGTCATGACTTAAATTAATTAATTCATCAATCAAGAAAGAAGTCTGGACATATGGCAATTTTAATTTTGCCTTTTGTGCATCAGACAACTTTGAATAACCTCTTATTTTAGACAACTTTTCTTCTATATTATTATCAGATGCTAAAATGTTGATATATCCATTTTGAAAACCAGCTCTCAATGCAATACACATATCATTATTAGAACGGGCACTTGCTTTGATTGCATATATTACCTTCGGAGCACCTTTTACTTTACAACGTTCGGATAATTCCGGAGAATCAACACAGTCTAAAGCTCCATAAGCTTGTCCATACACCGGATCAAAACGATCTGCCATAAGGTAATCTAGAATTGACTGTCCCACGCCATTTGCATCAATTGCTATGTAATCACAGTTGTATTGATAAAAATATCTCATTACTAATAACCCAAGTTCCTCTGTAACCAAACCTTCTTGAGTGTCAATAAATACAATATTGTCAATATAATTATGAGAAGAGGTAGGTATCGCAGAGTGGATAAGCAAAGCTGAAGCATCATTGTCATGACGCTTCGACGCAAGAAGAGCTATATCCACAGATAATATTCTTAGTTCTCCCTTTTGTTTCTCTGGAATCTTTAAATTATTATCACGATAATAATCCAAGTGATGTAAACTATCTTCAAGAATTCGTCTGTCATTTAATGTCTTGAAATCAAAAAGGGCATCTTCAGTACTACCATAAAATAATCCTTCTCGCTCCATCATAAACGAAATATCACTAAACGTTGCCTCAGACATCTCATTCTCTATCTGTTGTCTCATCAACAAACCTTCTTTAATACTTAAAGTATATGGAAGGTCGCATATAAAATAGTTAAGTTCCGGATTAAGCATGTTCGCAGTATATGCTTTTACTTTTTCAAACATCTCTGAAGCACAATACCACGCAGAACTCATATACATTTCTTTATTCATTTCTTGTAAATGTGAATATTCCGGTTTGGACAAATATCCTGGTTGTCTTGGAGAAGAGTTCATAGGTTTCAATACTGTATCAACAATTTTTTGTTCTACCATGCGGCTTTCATCAATAAGAAGTACGTTACTTCTAGCACCACGGCTCGATTCCGCCGCAACTACAACACGCATCCAAGAACCACATTTAAAATATATAGCACAATCATTTTGTCCTACACTAACCTTACTTATCTCGTTTCTTATCAGAGCAGACTTTTGCATAAAGTCATCTGTTATCTTAAGAATTATTTCCTTACCTTGTTTAAAAGTGTATGATGCGCAGACGCATTTTGTACCCGGATAACAGATGCATCTAAATAGTGCAAACAAAGCAACCAAATACGTCTTGGACATTCCACGAGATGCTACAAAATAGAAATTATCATAATGATTCATTGCCCATAACAATATTTTTTGGAACAACTTTAAATGCAAATCGGGAATGAAATCCTCAACCCATCTTTGCGGATTTGCACGATAATAGGCGGCTCTTTCAGCAATAATATTCATAATTTTATCTGTTTTATCTTGCTGAATTTGTTTATCGGTGAGACCTCTTTTAGCCATATTACTCACCGTCGCTTCCAAATAAAGCACTGTAAATATCGTTAGAACTACCTTCTTCTTGATATTCTGGTTTTGTTACAGCGTATTGTTTAATATAATCCTCACATTCTTGAGAATATGCGTTTTTAAGACCGATTGCCTTAGCCAGCCAGCCAGAGAAAAATACTCTTAAATATTTTCCAATATTATCACAATCTTGGAATTCTGGAGCCGGAGTTGGTATCGGACGTTCCATCTCCCATCGCTCAATCAATTGTCCGAAGGTAAGAGAATCTGTTGCTGCGTTACCCACATTCTGACGAGGCTGTAAATTTGCACCGTTCATAAGATCGTTTAACGACTTAACAAGTTTGTCTGTATCTTTACCGAACTTTTGAGCCTTCCAAATTTCTAATTGCTTAAAACAAATCTGAACAATATATGTTTCCTGCGACTTGCTATCAACCTGAACCCTCATTCGCCAGTCGTCGTACTGGTCTTGTAAATATAAATAATCTTCGTTAGTGAACCCGCTTCCAAAAACTTTTAAAATCTCTTTTCTTGGCTTTCTATTAGTGGTTAATTCTAATATTTCACCCTCATCAAAAAATTCACTATCTTTAAATGTCAGTCCACGCCAATTTGGAAGCGATTTGTACATTACTATCCATTGCTGAACAGCGGTAGAACGCACCTTTTCACCGGTGGCTTCATTTATTGTTTTCAACTGATCTAAATATGCGACCTCATTGAAATACCAATTTAACTTCCTAAATGTTTCAATAGTTTTTTCTTTGTTGTCTGTTCTGATTTTTGTTTTCTTGTCGTAATCAGTACATTCATTCAAAATACACTCCTTACAACCATAACGTTCTATACCATCAGCAGAAGTATTAGATTGATAAAAAGCATTTGCACCTTTCCATTCGCCACACTTATCACATTTAATAATTTCACCATTGACAATTTTTCTGTAAAAATCAGCCAACTTAGAATATTCTTTTCGCAGATTGGCTACAGTTATTTTCTTTAATTGTTCATCTGAAATTGGCTCAACAACTCTAGCCATATCCTCACACTCCTTTTAATCCAATAAATTAAGCACTCTTCAATAATGAAAGAGTGCTTTTTTCATTTTCTTTTATATAATTTTCATAATACATCCAACGTAATTTTTCACCAGTAATAGGATGTTTTCCTGCATAATTAGCATTATTTGTACAACAAAGTTGAATTGATCTAACTTGCTTGAGTCCACACCAATCACATGCTTTTCTAGTACTTTCAAATATTTGTAATGTATTTAAACAAACAACATATTTGCTATATATTTCTAATCTAATATTGTTTATGTAATCATTTATTTCTGCTTCTGAATATAAAATATACTCATCTAAATGCATCCATAATAACGGCTCTCCATCAATATTCGTTCCGGCATATTTATGTTTATGCTTACAGCATGAGGCAATACCATAAACTTTATATTTATCTTGTGCCTCTTTAACACTTTCGAATATTTCTAAAGTGTTTAAACAAATAACTTTTTTAACATGGCAATTCAATCTGCTAAGAGAACCATTATAATCACATATCCCTAATTCTGTACCATTATTTAAATACCGTTCAACTGTTCGCCTATCTACACCGAGCATTTCACCAATTTCTCTTGGAATATAATCACCGGAAGAATATAATTCATATATTTTTTGTATAGTATTTTCTGAAATCATTTGGGTTCCTTCTCCTCCCAACGTTGCATTATAACCAGAATTATAAGAATCAAAATATTCAATCCAAAATATTTCTTTTGAATTTAATTCACGTAACTCACATTCTTCTAAAACGGTAAATTCAAAATTTTCAGAACCATATTTATTCCACGCTCTTTGTAAATATTTATTATTATGATTATTATGTTTTAGCTCAGATTTATGATTTCCCCATCGTAGCTCAATATTCACACTCTGTCCAACATAAACTTTTCCATTAACTTTGTTTTCAATTTTATAAATTCCCATCATAATTATTTCCTCCTTAGTACATAAGAAGGTGGAGATAAGGAATAACCTTGTAATTCTCCTTACCGGTCTAACTGACCGACCATAAAGCTTCCTACAGAACTCGAATCTGTATACAATGAGTACAAATCATTAGTGTTTCCAATTACACCAAGGAAGCAAATATAATAAGAGAGTAGCAATCGCCACTCTCCTAAATCAAAATACGTTTTTATATCCTTACTGATTCTCAGCCAAATCAGCTACAACACCATATTCAGTAACCTGAATAATAATAAAATCCTTTTTTCTATATTCACCATTAAGCATAGATTCAACCTGAGTATCTAACTCCTCAATAGTTGCAGCCTCATACGGAACAACTTCGTTTTGAGTATTAGTTACAGTAAGATACTTATAAAGTGTATCCTGAATGGTTTTACCCTCTTTAGCAACCAACATAATTCTATACATAAAATACCTCCTTAGAAGAATAGGAGGGCAGAACGCCCTCCATGAATATATAAAGAAAGAAGGAAGAGAAGTTTAATTTAACGGAATATGATATGTAGCCTCTCGACCATACTGATTGTTAAATATAATCAAGGTCTGTCCCGGCTTTGAATATAAACGTCTTTCATTTGCATAATCATCAGTTCCGCAAAGAGACCTAATTAATATACTTTCAATATCAAATTGTTCAAACTCTTCCAAATGATGTTTGTCTCCACTAATTGTATAATCAATGGTTTCATTAAATTTCCTACTGAAAATTGTATTGACAGTAGTGCCAAGATTTCTAAATTTATCAAGATTCCCGTGGACACAACAAATATGATAGCCAAGAATATCAATTCTCGTAAATTCTTTATATTCAGATTCTACAATATTAACCTTATGGTTATCCTTTAATCTCTGTTTAAGCCACCATGGAATAAGCTTTTCCATATTATCAGAATCAACACTATCTTTTTTTTCTTGAATGGTTCTCAAATGATTACCATAACAACTATAAACAGTAATCTGATTAACATGTTTTGAAATCTCATTGATTGCTTCTGCCATAATTTCAGATACATGCATAATCTGATCACAAACATCTTCTTCAGATTGGACACGACAAGATGTATGTACACCACCATGAGCCGCATCACCAAGTAATACAATTGAAAGCGCATCAATCTTATTAAGCTCTAAATGTTGAATAGTGTAATAAATCAACTTCTGAACACGTTCTCTGCAAATATCTGTATTATATGTGTTCCAAATATTATCTGTTACCATCCCATAATGCCAATCAGACCAACAAGCCAAAGCTTCTTTCTTTGTGTTAACAGGTTTCAGTTCTTCAGAAACAATAAGCGGGAGAGAATCATTCATTTCTCTTGCTACACTAATAAGTTCATCATTTAAATGCTCTGCTCTTGCATCACGGGTAAGCAATTTATTATATTCTCTACGCTGATCGTATAATTTACGTTTTTCTTTGAAAATTTCATCTTTAATAGATTTTAACTCGTCAACGTATTCACTTTTACTATCATTATCATTTTGGTTATTTTTCCAAAAATAATATTCTCTAACAAAAGCTCCACCCAATAATGGCGGTTGTTGTGCCTTTCTTAAAGAATCACCGTTCCATTCAATCCCATATTTTGATGCAATCTCTGACCAATCAATGTCGGATACCTTATGTACCTTGTCAGAACAGTCTTTTAATAATATTTCATACCTTTCAGGTGTAAGACCATACTCGGCAAGAGTCTTTTCAATATCAAACATTTATTCCTTTTCCTCCAATAAAATAGGAGAGTGCAATATCTGCACCCTCCGTAATTATTTATTCTTCACTATCTAACTCGAAACTTACTTTTAACTCAACAGTCTCCATTCCTTTCGGAATAGCATCAATAAACTTCTGAGTTAAATCTTCTCCATCAGCATCCACTAAACGAATCTCTTTTACCAAAATATCTTTAAACTTAATATTTCTCTTTGCTGCGGTAGTTTTCTGTTCAGTTTCCTTAATCTCAATCATTATTTTTCTCCTTTTAATCCTTTATATTTATGATTTTCTTGACATCAGCAAAATCATATGATAGTATGATAATTGTGAAAATTTACGTTGCTTTTGTGTTAAAAATTAAATGATTTCGTCAACGATGCCGTATTTTAACATGTCTTCCGCGTCCATCCAAAATTCTTGACGTTCAATTTCACGATACATTTCTTCATCAATTTTGGTATGCGTTAAAATGTAGTTCTTAATTTTTTCTTCGTAGCGTTCACTAAATTTAAAAGTATCACGCACAGCATGAGAACTTCCGGACATGTACTGAGAACCACTATGAATCAACCCTACAGAAAATCTATCACAAATAACTGTAAGATTTGGGTTCTTTGCCATTGCAATTAATCCACCCATAGAAGCAGCCATGCCAATAATTCTTAATGTCGTAGGCTTAGATACTTTCTCTAAAGCTGCTACAAATGAAAATCCGCTATAAATATCTCCTCCGCAGGTATTCAACACAATATGTATTTCTTTTACATTCGGATCTGCATCCATCTGTAAAAGTGGAAGAGTAGCAAATTCTAATAAACAATCTGTAATTTCATCATTAATTACAATTGTATTATTCTGTAACCCTTTATAATATTGATACATTACTGGGTCGGGTAAAGAACCCTTATTCAGTAATTCATTTAAATCCATTTCAATAAATCCTGACATAGGTTTACTCCTTTTATCTCAATATTTTAATAAATGCTTAAATTTACTTAATGTAGAACTAATAGTTGATTGATGTAATCCAAAATGATTTGCTATCTCCGCCTGTGTTGTACTAGGATGCGAATTATAATATTCAATTACATCTTTCTGTTTACCAGAAAATTCAGTTTGTTTTGGAGTGCCTTTTGGAAACACGATTCCATCTGTATATGAACAATAACTTCTATGATTTCTAATCTCGGCTATTCTTCCTTTATTAACATTAAATAAATTAGCTATATATAAATTTTGTTTACCATCTAACAACATCTGAATTATTTCTTGTATTTCTTCTTCAGTAAAATCTCTATTTCTTGTTGATGGTAATTCTAAATTATTTGTTAATTCTTTATATGATTTACCAGTTCTAATTGCATTTATTGCATCACGAGTTATTCCATATATTTTTGCTATTTCAGAATTGCTCTTTCCTTCTTTCAACAATTCAATTATCTCTTTTACTTTGTCATACGACAATGTTTGATTGCCTTTTACATTCCTAATAGTTTTAGGAAATTCCATTCCAGATGTTAAATAATTCCACGACTTATGAGTTCTTACACATTCTATAACCCCAATTGAAACATTTGTTATTTCTGAAATTTCTTGATATGTATATAAACCAGTTTTTAATAGTTCTATGCAGCGTAATATATCATTTTCTGTATATTTATGAAAACCACTTCCTTCACCTTTAAACTTTTCTCGGTTTATTGCAATCATTTTCTCTTTTCCGTTTGGTGTTAAAAATGGCTTATCTGCATATGGTGCAGTATTATATCCAAATTTTTCATCTAAAACATTTAATGAATCAATATAATATTGCTCACGAACCAATAATTCATCTTCGCAACATATTTCAATAATTTCAAATTTAAAATTATATTTCCCATGTTTATTCCAAGAATACTGCAAGTGCGGAGAATGATGCTTATTGTTGTTTAAAGAGGTAGTATGTTCTTTCCATCTGCGATAAATATCCACAGAACTACCAATATACAATTTCCCATTGGTTACGTTTTCAATCTTATAAATACCGCATATTTTTTCTTTTGCCATAATCTTTTTGTCCTTTCTTTTGCACTAAAAAAGCTAGTGCTGGATAGCACTAGCCATATCTTTTTGTAACTTTTCTGTTATTTCAAAAATAAAAATAGTTTGATTTCTATCTTCTTTTTTGGGCTTAATATCATAAATTGGATTACCCATTCTCAACAAACGCCTTGCGACATAAGGAGTAAAAATCTCCTTGTACTGTTTATTCATTAAAGAGTTTCCTCCCTTTTATCCAATATTTTATAAATGTACAACCATATCTTTACTCGCAGCAAGCACCTTAAATGATTTATCTTTCTTAGATATGGCTTTCTTTAAATCTTCTTTTAAGCTGTTCTTAGCTACTATAGAGCCATGAACAAGTATAAGTTTTTCAGTGTTCTGACTACTTCCGAACTCAATTAAATCTCTGCGATTTGCATGAGATGAGAACGTTGATAGATTTATACAATCGACCTTATTTTCTACAGGATCTCCACTAATTTTAATAATCTTATTTTCCTTATAATTCTTAATTCTATAGCTTAAATAGCTGTTATCAGCACCAACATATCCTGAAAAAGCAACCATGCTTTTATCATCATTTAAATATTCATGAAGATAACTTAGAACACGCCCGTTGGTACAAAATCCTGAACTGCTCAATACAATCTTTGGAATATGTGATTTCACGCACATCAATGATGCATCTTTGTCAGAAATGAATTTCACATTATCCCAATTTTTAACCTTCTTCCATAGTTTAAGGTCATCTCCATCTAAAAGTTCATCATATAATTTACATATGTCACATGTTAATATTGAATCAACAACAATATCATATTGGAATCCTATATCATGATAAATCTTATACAGATTTGTTAATATCTCTTGCGTTCTTGAAAATGAAAAACAAGGCATAATAAAAGTTCCACCTCTTTCCATTACCGTATCAATTGCAACACGTAAATGCTCAAGATCGAACTTTCTGGTTTTCTTATTCTGTCTACATGGTTCCCCGTATGTAGATTCCATTATAACCGCATGATTATATCTATTATCAATCTCTGTATTTTTCAAATAATGATTATCAGTATTTATGGCTCCAATATCAGATGTATATAATATATGTTTCTTAATTCCGTTCTTATCAACTAATCCTAATCGAAGCTGCCTTGCTCCTACACAATGACTATTTTCAAGCCACTCAAAAGATACAATATCATCCAACTCATAAATCCTATGCATATCATCATACTCATATATTTTAGTTAAAGTTTGATATACATCTGATTCATCATATAATGGTTCATAATTTCTTTTATATTTATAAGATAAAACACCAGCTTCACTATTTAATATATAAGCACAATTAAGTAATAAGGGCTTCATAAGCATGGCAGTTGCATGAGATGTAATAATTTTACCATTGAACCCCATTTTAACAAGACGTGGTAACATACCGCAATGATCAATATGACAATGGTTTACAAAAACATAATCTATCTGTTCAGGATCGAATTTTAATTTTTCACTATTAGCCTTATAACTTTCAAGATAATCATTGTTTTGTACCATTCCCATTTCTAAGAGGATTTGCTTTCCATTATGTCTAATATAAACACAACTTCCTGTTACATCATCTGCATTATTTCCAACAAAAAATATGCCATCATCTTTGATTTTCTTCTTACCCAATTCGTTCAGCCCCTTTTACTTAGCTTTATTCAATTTGTATAAACAAGACATATTTCTTTTACTTTCACAAAGATAATACTTCTTATACTTTGTCTTAGAACTGGAAATTCCCTTTTCACAACTAAACGGGATTCCAAATTCACGATTTAACCGATGAGCAACTTCTTTACTGATTTGTTTCAATTTTCTTTCCTCGATTTTCTTATATTTGCGCATAAAAATAGAGCAGTAGTAACTGCTCCTAAACTCTGCGTATGTAGTTTTTAATAGTGGACTCTGTAGGTAATGCTCCTACCTGATTGTCGTGCCACAATCACCGCTATAAAAGCCCATATATAAAAACTCACCCTCCGAAGAAGCTCGTTGCGCACCGATAGGTTTTTCACCGGACATTCAGTCTGGTAGCTACACCACCCAAATGAGCGTAAACTTAACCAAGTGAGTACATCTTTATAATTTTGTCAGCGTAAAGCAGTCAACTAGCTGAAACTTCGGATTTCCGGACATCCAGTTTACGTTCTATCTAAAAGATTCTACGTTCTGCAAGTGGCTTCGTCAGCCATATAAGCTTATAATTCTGAGTCGTCTACTAAGGCAAGACCTTTCCACTGCATAAGGTTTTACGTGTCTCATGCCACAACTCGGATTCCTCCAAGCATTCTTTAGTGTTCCTCTTTAACGTAGAGGGAGACGGACAGTTTTAGATATACCATAAAGGCTCTCCAAGATTACACTGCCAAACTACGAACTCTCATTATAAATGAGCACAATATGGTTCCTTTGTTTTCAGCCTTCAGCCTATTCGGAAGAGCGAACCATACTCTTGATAAGAACTCCAACTGTGAGCCGAACGACCACAATCTTCTTCGTTCAATTTATTATTTATACAAAAATGTCATAATGACAAAATCTCAGCTCTATCTACACTAGGATAGAAGAGTAGATGCGGGGATGGGACTTGAACCCACATGTTTACTGGGCATGAACCAGCCGACTGTCCATTGGTACGAGCACCCCGCAATATTGGGCACAGGACGTGCCCTTTTATCAATATTTACTTGTAATTATTTAATTATGTTAAGCTTCGAAAAAATTACTTAACTGCTTCTTTGAAAGCGGAAGCTACCTTAAACTTCGGTGCCTTGTGTGCCGGAGTTACATAAGTCTCGCCCTTACGTTCACCCATCTGAATAATACCAGTTCTCTCAGCTACATCTACTGCGCTAAATTTACCAAAACCTGCGATAGATACTTCGTCACCATTAGCCACGGCTTCAATAACAGTCTGTACAAATGCATCTACTACCGCACCAGTATCCTTCTTCGTGTATCCACACTTAGTTGCTACGTTTGAAATCAGATCACTCTTATTCATTTCTTTTTTCTCCTTTTAATTCCTTTAATTTTTATTTTATCCCCATTCACAATAGGGTATAAGTTCACTATTATTTCACTATTTAATTATGTTAAGCTTCGTTAAAAAAATAAATTCTTTGCAATCTCAGCTCCGGTGTCATCGAGCAAATCATATGCTACATCATATGTTGCTGACTTTGTTCCATCCGGAAGAGTTCTTTCAATTTTGATACCCTTACATGCTTGATTAGTACATGCCATCATATTACCACCAACATAATTCATTGGTTGTCCACAAGCTTTGCATTTATGCTTGCCACAAAACGCTTCCTTCTGAGCCTGTAACTTATTCTCATCCTTAGTTCTCTTAACAATTGGTTTGCAACCAAATGCAGCACGGAGCGCATCTAAAGAAGTATAATGTTCCTTAGTCCCCTTATCATTTCTATATTCTCTCATCCTTGTTCTCCTAATCTATAGATTTTTTTGATCAAACCCCATATTAAGCCTGGGGTTGGGCGTTATGCATTCGAATTCCCTATTTATATCCCGCAATCGGTAATAGCGGTTGAAGTACTTTGACAATACGCCATTTCTCTTCATAAGCTTGGTTAATGCGACCTTTTAATTTCCTTTAGTTTATAAGGGTTTTTTGAATGTTAGAATTTGTAACGCCTATCAAATTTCTTGAAAAACACTGCAATAATGCTTCGGAATTTACATTGTACAATGTTTTAAGTAACAATGTTTTATTGGTATTTATAGTACTTTGTAACCAATGCTCATTTCTTCTTGCACCCAAACTGATACAAAAAGCCCTATCTATTAGCCATGACATTAAACCAATATAGTTTTTTGATATATAAAGTTTCCGTATATTTTGAACTAATAATTCAAAATCATTTCTAAGGAGCAAATACTTCTCATCATCTTCATCATCGGAAACATTATAATTATACAAATCAAATGAAAATTCTTGAATCATCTCTTCAACTTTTTTTGATTTTCTACGTCCTTCAGCCAATGGGAAACTGATAAAAAAGTCACTCATTGGAAGAGTAGTAGCACTATTTCTATACTTACCAACCTCAACATTGAATATATAATTCATTGGACACACAAGCTTTCTATTTATACGTTTTTTATTAAAGTCCCTTCTGATAATTCCCCAAAAAACAGGATATCCATTTGACTTAATATTCATATCTTTTTTTATACGACTAATTTCTTCAGTTAAGTCAATATCAAATCTACGCTTTGCATTATCAATTGCAACCTGTGCAAGTACAGATAATATACATACATAATCCTTATATTTCTGATCGTCAAAATTATATGTGTATGTTAAGCATATCTGTGCAAGATTACTTGATTCACCAATTGCTAACTGTGCTGCGGCAAGATTGTTATCAATCTTTGCATAATTCTCTAGTGACAAAGAGTAACTATTCTTTTCTTTCGGAATGTTATTGACAATAGTGGGATAGTGCAAATAACAATATCTCGCATATTCAACAATACTTGATTGGTTAGTAACATATAGACTATCTGAATCCTGGTCTGCTCCATTGTTACGATCCTGAAAATCTGTACCAATCAGATTAACTGCAATAATCTGTTTACCGAATTTAAAATATTTATCAAAATATTCATGATAAACATTATGTAAATAACCCATATTATTCTTGCTGTTAAATGGAGATCTGAATTCTGCCAAATATTCTCCATTATTAAATCGTTCCGTATAACATTGAATTGTTCCATTTTCTACACAAAACGTACAATCATTATTTACATCTTCACCTACCGCATGAAGTAACATTGCATATGGAGAACCAATAATAACTAAATTATCTGCGTTCTGAATAATCTTACCGTTCTTAAAATTCATTACATAAGACTTAATAATCCATTCTTTTCTATGTCTGAAATATTCACTTCTTAAGAATTCTCTATCTTGCTCAACCAAAGCCACCAACACTTCATAATCATTAGAAAAGTTAGTATTATCTCTAAGGTAATCCAAGAACACATCATCGTTGGTTTTAAGCTGTTCAATATAATCCATGCTACACTGAACTACTTGTGGCATAATATTCATATCCAAAGAATTTATCATTTGATAACTCATTCTTTGAACTTCACCAAGCTTACTCTGATGTGCGGTCTTAACTATTCCAAACATACAATTATTTGCTCTTACCCAATCACTCCAGTATTCGTATGAAATATCAAACTTTAACCACTTCATTGCATTGTCTGTAGTAATAAGCTTAATATCTTTTACACGGACATCTCTACCAAACATATCTTTAACAGTGGCGGTTTCATATTCTTCTCCATAATATTCTTTCATAAATATTTGGATATTTGTATGGAATGCTGCCATCTTACATAAGTGATGTCTTAATAAAATATATCCTTCTCCCCAGTCAGGGAAAATCGAAGTGTCAATTAATGCCTGTCCGTCAAATAATGTATTCTTCACTTTGTAATTCTCTACCGGAACAGCCTTACAATGTTTATCCTCGTCAGTTTCAACACTTATTACATTAGTTTGAAAAAATGAATCTACATCTTGCAATACCAAAATTTGTTCCGGCAAAATCTGTACTCGCCCCACAATAGAAGAAGTAATAAGAGAAGAGTATGCTCCCATTTCTACAATAGGAGAGTTTTCTTCAGGTAACTTAATCCCCATATATAAAAATTCTCTTGCTTTATCATAGAGTGTCTCATTAATAAACATACAAGAACCCTTCTTTGCTTTTCCCGGAGTTCTGTACAACATCTTATAATGTATTTTTTCTTCTTTAATTACATCACCTTTTTTATTATAGGTTTTATAATTAATATCTACTCCTTGTGTATAAAATAAAGTTCTTATTTCTTGATGAGATTTCTTTTGAAATTTATCTTTATTCTCGGTTGCACGTTGTTTAAGAAATTCTATCTTCTGAATTTTTTCTTGTTTTTGCTCGTCCGACAATTTTTCTTCTTTTGATATATTCTTAATTATCTTATCAAAGTTCTGAATCTCTTCTTCATAAGAACGTGTACCATAATTAAATTCAATACAGATAACATCTCTGGTAGATTCACCTTTCCAAATATTTAATCCGTTCTCTTTAAGAAAATCACTGAACAAACTATTTGTGAGCATCGCATCTGTACTATCAAGTCTATCTCTAATTCCTAAATTGTATCCGTATAAAGAACCAGCTTGAAAGTTCTTTATTTTAATTCCATACTCTGACATTCTTCACCGTCCTAAGTTAAAATGCTTGCATTTAATCCTCTTTAGTTAACTTCGAAATAGTATATAAACTATTCCTTAATACCCTCAAAAATTTATCACAATCTTCAACAGTAGCATCATGATCCATACTAATTCTTACCGTACTCTTAGCATCTTCATCACTTAACCCAATAGCTTTAAGTACCCGACTTGGTTTCTGTTCGCCGGAGGAACATGCTGATCCTGCACTAACACATACTCCCTCAATATCCATCAATGTAATAAGAGTCTCAGCAGAAATTCCTTTAAAAGTGAGAGAGAGGATGTTCGGTAATCTATATAAAATAGAACCATTCATTTTTAACTTAATCCCTAATTCTGTACAAACATCATCTATTCTACAGGTTAAGTAATTAAGTGTCTCTGTATTAGGGAACTTTTTATCCTTCATTCGTTTTAATTGGTTCCCTAATGCATATATCATTGCTACGTTTTCAGTACCGGCATGAAGATTGTTCTCTTGATGCCCACCATATACTATAGGCTCAATCTTAATACCTTTTCGTTTATACAATACTCCTACACCACGCGGGAGACCCAGCTTGTGAGCACTGAATGTTAACAAATCAACTCCAAGCTCTTTAACATTAACCGGTACATTACCAACCGCTTGTGTTGCATCAACGTGTACTATTCCTTCTAATCTATGTGATTCTCTTACAATCTCTTGTATGGGTTGAATTGTCCCTATCTCATTATTAGCCATCATTACACTGATAAAGCAAAATTTTCTACAACTTAACTCTGTTATAAGTTGATGAAATCTATTTAATTCAACTCGTCCAGTATTATCTAACGGAATATATGCAACTTTATATGTATCCTCATACTTCCTACATGTGTTATATACACTCGGATGCTCAATCTCAGTAGTAATAATACAATCATATAAATCATTTGCTTTAAGAAAACCTTGAATGGCTAAATTGTTTGCTTCAGATCCTGATGCTGTAAATATAATCTCATCAGCTTCAGCTCCAATATAATCCGCAACTTTCTTTCTACTCTTTTCAAGTATCATCTTTGCTTTATGACCTTCAGAATGTAAACTACTTGGATTACCTTGTACATTCTGCAAACACCATGTTATATCCTCTATAACCTTATCTGATACTCGTGAAGTCGCAGCGTGATCAAAATATATCATTGCTAAAATCCTTTCCATATAAATATTATGTAGAAATTATCATCAAAAATCGTTTTTACTTTTTCGATGACCAATTTATCCTGTGAACTATTTTAGCCCGGAATTACCATCTCATTTATTGAAATATTCAATAGTTTTGAACAAGAGAATAGAAGAGAAGTGTGCTTACTTTTTCTTAGCTCTACCTTTGGCTAATCTCTCTCTTAATGCTTGCTTCTGTTCGTCTGTCATTTCTCTCTTAGCACGAGTTCCAGGCACAGAACCAGCGTTTACTTTTATCCAACGCTTCGGTAATCTAGCACATACACTTCCATCTTCATTAATATGAAAACTCTTAAATTCATTTTTACGTTCTTCATAAAGTTTTTTAATTCTATTAATCTCTTTTAAATTAGTAAAACTTACAGTTGCAGTCTTTGAACCGCTGATGAATTCGATCATATTTTCTTTATTTTCCATAATGATTTACTCCTTGTATATTTTATATGAATATTCTCCAAAAAATTTTTTTTCAGCTTCTTTTCGTGTTTTTACCGCATCTTCAAAATTTTTAAATTCTCCTAAATATATACGACTACCATTAACTTGAATTCGTGCTATCCATGTATTGTTTGTGTTACACCAATTTACCCCTTTTACGCCAGACGAATTATCTCTTCGAAGTTTAGTATTCATTTGATTTTTACTGTTATTAACAATACGCAGATTATATTTTCGATTATCATTACGAGTTTCTAACCCACCAATATGGTCAACCATATGTTGATATGAAAATTCATTATTCATCACTATGTTATGAAAAAATAATGCACCTCTTTTATTATCTGATAATTGAATATTTGTTCTTACATATCCTTGTGTTGTAATATGCCAACAATGTTCTTTAATCTTATCATAATCTTCTAAATCAAAATAAAACTCTTCGCCCTTCAATGTATATCCAATACCATATTCGCCTGATAAATCATAATTATTGTATAATTTTTTATTATGACCGGACTCTACGCTTTTTTCATACTTAAGACATCCACAAGAAGAATTAGGTCTCAAATTACTACTAGATTTAATAACTTCTTTTTTCCCGCAATCACAACTACATATCCACATTACAGACGTTCTTTTTTTTCCATTTACATATTTATTTTCATATTCTCTTTCAACCACTAATCTTCCAAAACGTTGTCCTGTTAAATCTTTTGCATTTCCGTGCATTACTATTTATTTCACCCTTTCTAACGTATATATACTATTCTCCGTAATTACAGTAACTGTATATACATCCTCTTTATAACTCTCAATAGGAGATGTCCTTAACATCTTTTCACTCTTATCTGCCCAAACAAAACATAATCTCTGTGCAGTACTTAATGGATATAATAATAACCCTTTCATATCAGGATGTACTTGTCGCAGCTCTTTAATAAATGTTTCTTTTACATTGCCGACTCTATCCGTTATATTAATTATCTTATACATATACATTCCTTTCTTTGTTCTATTCTTTTAATTTCGTTGAGCTTAATATAATACATCTTATATGATTTGTCAACTATAATTTTTAATTTCATTGACCTTAGGGTTCATAGTCTTGCTCATTTATCCAATTAGTTAATAAAGTACGCATTCTACGACTGGGTATATACACTGTTATATGTTTACCTTCTCTTATCCCAGAACGCCAAAGAAATTGTAACATCTCTGAAATTGCAAAATCATCTTCGTATACTTTAATATTATTCGCTAAGAAAAAACTCTTAATATAAGGATTGATATATTTATTTACAAGGTACGCAATAGCTGTACGATCTCTATATTCATTCGTTGCTCTCATATTCGATGATAAAAACCCTTTTGTGTACCCTTTTCCTGATAATATGGTTTTATAGTCTTTAAATGTTGTCCATATATTATTAGATGATTTAGATAACTCCATTTCACCGGTTACTTCATTATATACAATATGCTTTTTATTAAAAAAGTTATATGTGTTATTCTTTAATTGCTTTATTAAACTATTATTCTCATTTCGTTTGTACCATGTTTTTGATAATGAAAAATCAGCGTCACCTATCATATTTAATTTCTCGTCTTCATATATGTTTATAAGCTCTTTATAATTATATAAAGAAGTATATTTAACAGGCTCTTCACTAAATTCATAGTTGCTTGGATTGTTCCCTTTTATATATAAGTATTTATATTCTATATCATGATAATCATAATAATACTTTTGTAACTGTGCATGAAACATATACGTTAATATATAACTTTCTCTGAATGCCTCAAATATTTGTACAGGAAACATCCATATCATAAAATTATTACCATATGATGCTAAACAGTTTAATTCACATAAATGTTTAACTTGTAAAAATGCATCCCCTGTATTTATATCATAATCCATTTTATCCTCTCGCCATCGTACCATTTGCTTATCATCTACTATAACAAAGTCTTTTAATAAAACTTCTAAATCCATTGGCTTAATATGTAATGGCTCAACTACATCTGTTACTTCATCCATTATTAATACATATCCTTGTGAATAACATAAATCTATTATTTCTTGATCAAATAAATGAAATAATGTATGTGTTGTGGCTATATTCTTACCTTTATTAAGTAAATCTTTTATACCTCTTATCTTAGTTCCATATTCTTTTGGCTCTTGAAAATGCTTCTCTGGACATTTTTCAATAATCCTCTCAACCTCTTTTAAATATGGTGTTACATATATAAACTTTTTTGTTGAATCAGATTTGTTAATATAATTAATTGCTGCTGTTGTTTTTCCTGATCCCATTATAGAATCAATTATGTTTACTTGCATTTTTTATATCCCTTTCATTCTTCTACCTTTTTTTTAAAAAAAGTAGAAGATTATTTTTGTAAAATCCTTATTTTTCTTATGTTTTTGCTGTTTGTGACCTCGTTATTTCTTGTTTTTCACTTAAAACAAAAAGTAGAAGAATTGAAAAAAAGTCCTTATTTTATAGGCGTTTTAAGCGATGTCCCTAAAGAACAGGGTATTAAAAAGTAGAAAAATAAAAAATAAAAAATTCTTTCTTCTGAACAAATCCTATGAACGGTTCGTAAGAACCGGAATAGGTTTGTGAAGAAAACTCTGAGTCTAGTAGAACAGTAAGCGTTAGCGCACTGTTCCTAGACGAAGAGTATATACC